GGAATAACATATTCATCACTATGACCACCATTGTCACTATGTATCCAAGTTGAACCATGTTTAACTATTGCATCTCCATCACGCCAAGTTAAAGCTGCTTTTACAGTTGCTTCTTCTAGTCTATGACCCCATCGTGCACCAGTTACATTAGGAACACCTTCAAAATGACTTTCTCCTGTAGAAGGATTAATCATTTCTAGATATAAACCTTTATAAGTATTATCCGCAAGACTAGTATCAGAGAAATCAGGAATAGTAACATCTAATAGTCTATAATATCTACCATCAATAGTATCTTCATCAACAACATCATAATCTAATTTTTCAATTATAGCATTCATACCATAATGTTCAATTATATTACTTCTTAATGTTGCATTACGATGCCTAAATACATCTTCTATAGGTATTTTAGACCAATCCATCTGAGCCATATTAAGAGCCATTTCAGCTTCATCAACACGCCATCCTCTAGCTAATTCAGTATCACCACCTGCTTCTCTATATCTTTTAAGAGCTGCAGCATTTTCTTTATTAGCTATATAATTACGCTTTCTTTGAATCTTATCTTGTTCTTTAGCTCTATTATATTCTTTAATAGCATGTTTAGGCGTTTTTTGTACAACCTTACCTGTTTCAAGATCTATTTTCATACCATTCCAAGGAGTTAAGCTAATATTATGATCTTTTACTTCAAGAAAATATGCAGATCTACAAAATCTTATTTTCATAGTATGTTTTCTACTACATACACCTTGTCTCATTAATTGCTTAACATCTTCAGCTGTATTTCTATAAAACCATGAATTTGAATAATTATTATGTAAAGAATTATATTCAATAACACGTCCTCTAATAGTTGCAATTCTAGCTCCTTCTTGTGTACCATGATCATATTGATTATATACTTTAAACACTTCAACTTTATTTTTAGCAACTTTTGTGAATACATATATACTATATCTATCACCAGTTTCACCTTTAAAGAATACAGATTGATTTTTTACACCAAATTCAATAAGATATTCAACTGATTTATTGTTTAAATATTGAGGTATATAATCTTTAAAATGTTCATTTCTATTAGTATTAATCAGCAACATATTGGGCTCTCCTTGTTATGTGGTTAAATTCTTGTACAATTCTTACAACATAATTGCCTGGAGGCAGTACTACATCATCATGTTCTTCATGTATTAAAGTTACATTTGCACCTTTAACACTAAATGATTTAGGAACATCTTTGCCTGCAGAATGATGGCTATTCATATGTAATGTAATACCAGCTTCTTCAAGCATATCTTTCATTTCTATTCTATGAGTATGTCCAGTTACTTCACCAAATGCTAATATAGCTTTAGTATTTGTTTTACCTGAATATGAACTTTGATTTTCATCTGAGCTTGTAAATTTATCAAAATTGTTATCAACTCTATACATAACAACGTCACCTTGTTGATATTTAGTATATGTTATATTTTTATCTTGTTTACTTACTAGATCCATTTTGACTTCTCCTATTTTTCTTCATTAGTTAACTGTTTATATATTTCTAATTTTATTTCATTTATCAATACATCGTTGAAATCAGCACTATCAGGATAATTTTCTCTATCATACCCTAATTCAGTACCGCCATTATCAAGAAAATTTGATAAATTCATTTCATGCTCTATATTATCATCATCATAAAAAGTAGCATGTTCACCACATTTATCGCAATGTCCATATAAGCCATTTATTTCATTTATTTCAAAAGCTGGTGGATAATTGCAACAATTACTTAATAACATTTTAACCTCCTATTTAATGCCAGTATGTTTGCCATATTAATGTTAATATTAATTGTACTACAATATACCATGCAGCCATGCTAAATATCATTAAATTAGCATATACTAAGAATGTTTTGATTGAAAATTCCATTTTCACTCTCCTTTTGTTTGTTTATTGTTCCAAAATAGCTGTTTATATATAAATCTTAACTCTTTTACAACAGAAAACAGCCTATTAATTACTTCTTTTGGTGAATTATTATCTTCAGCTTTCATCAATTGAAGTTCTTTCATCATAAGTCTATCTTCCAAATATTTTTTAAAATCCATAAGTAAATATCCAATAAAATAGGGGAGAAATCAAAAGAAAACTCCCCTATTAGTGATGACAAGCACTATCGGGAGATTCCCAATAATTTATTAGACTTTTTTTGAAGCACTAAAGCTTTAGAATAGGCTTTATTAGCCATTTTCACATCGTCAGTATCTTCATAAAAATCCAACAACTTGTTCACTTTATTATTTAAGTGGTATGCCTTAAATACAGGCTCAAGAATTAATTTCCAAGTCATTGGTGTTGATGATTTAATATTCATCTTCATCTCTTTCCATGTCTGGTGATAATATTATACTATCACAATGTGGACATGTTAGTTCTAAAGCATCATCATATTCTTGTACGCGACCACAATTACATATAACTAGTGTTGTCATCTTGTTCTCCTTATTTTATGGTTTAGTCCCCCTCCTTTAATTTTGGAGTTAAACCTAAAGCTCTTTTTATTAGGAGATTCTGTCTGTGAGCTTTTACTAATTCTTCAGGAATATCTTTAGGATTTAAACCTTTAAATTTTTTAGTCATTAAAGATCTTATATACATATCTGTTAATTCTATACGATTTTTTCTTGAGGCAATTTTAGATCTTTCTTTATATTTTTTTGTTTTTGATCTTTTTTTCTCTGCTTCAGTATAATAACCATTTTCTTTTCTTTTTTTATTAACATTTCTATCATCACAAGATTTACATATATATCTATAGCCTCCTGGAGTATTAATTTTACCACCAGTTCTTCTATAAAATTCAGAAAATGATTTTTTTTTACCACAGCCTAATTTAGTTTTACTGCATTGTTTAGTCATTATTACCTCCAAATTAAATGAGGGAGACCACGCTTCGTCCGTGAGGCTTACCATAAGGTTCGTCCACGAGGCTTTAACGGATGGTGGTTTTAGCCGTAACTCCCTCAAATGATTTATTTTCCAACTTTTCTCTTTAAAGAATCATAATATTTACGTTCTAATAAAGATTGCTTACAAGCAGTTAATATATTGCTTGAAATTGAACTAATAGCACTTGCATCACTATTATTAAATTCACCATCTTTATTAATAAGAGAATCAAATACTTTGCTTAAATTACCTTGTAAATGAGAAAGGCCTTGAGTTACTTTATCTAAATCGCTATTTTTAGTAGTCATAGCTTTAGTATTTGTAACAACAGTTTTAGCAACAGTAGTTGTTTTACTTGGCTTATTAACAGTCTTTTCCCAATATGTAACACCAGCTTTAGTTACATTATATTCAGCTGCAACAGAAATACGAGCTTGATTTAATGTTAATCCTTCTTTTACTAAGGCTTTAACTTTTTTAACAGCTTGTTTCTTTTCTGTTTTAGTCCAACCACTTTTATTTTTTAAACGCATTCTTTTCATTTAACGCTCTCCTTTATTGGATTATTGTTTATTGTTTCTGGATCTACATTTAATACTAATTTAAGGGCAGATATAAAACCTTCATATTTAGCTAATTCATTACTATCTAGCTTATCATCCCATTTAGATATCAGCTCTTGTGTGTGTAGTATTAATCTTTTTATTTGATTATAACTTAACATTTTTCTCCTTAAATTAATTATGTGTGTCTAGGAAGGATTTAACTATTACCTTCAAGGGTACCGTCTCTATAATATCACGCCCTCTTGTTGAATTGTCATCCTACACTCATATCCAATTTGCTTTCGGATACATTATGTAAGGCTATCATAGCCAATTAAGAGTACATACTACCATGAGAAATGGATTAAAGCATGTTTAGCGATCGGAAAAGACTAGTATGTCTATTTCTATCGGATCCTACCATTGATGTCGATTAAACTTCAGTTAAAATCATTTGATTAACTGCGACCACAATGTCTATCGTTGTACCTGTAAGGGTCTTCATCCACTCCTATTCACAGGTTTCTAGATTTGTATAGCATATTAATGATCAATTAATATATTATACTCACACATAAATATTTTAATTTTTTGGAGGGAGGTTATGCGCTTCGTTGCTTGGTATCCACGCCTCCAATTAACATCCCTCCGCCATTTAGGCTAATCTAATCATTATTGAGGAAATTCCGACTTTTACTCTAGATTAGACCCAAAATTATACATAGTAGAGTGGCAGTGGGTTATTTTGCCCTATTTATTTTTGTTATCAAATACGAATTACTAGCTACATAATTAATATTTGGCAAAAACATATAGTTTTAACTCTTACAAGCTATTAACTTGATTCCGACCCACAAAAAGGACTATGTAATGGTAACGAGCTATGGATTTGCACCATACTTTAAGAATGGACAGGCCATCTCAACTTTACTCGAGTTAGTGAGAATTAAATCCCCCAAACAGCTCGTGTTAGTATTAATGTGAAAGAAGCAGACTAGGTTTGTGAGGAGGATATCACTTGCCCACATTCCATGTTGCCTGCTTCCAGTTACGATATTATTGCCCCAGACACTTAGCACTTGAGTATATAAATATACCTTCTGGGTCGTGGAATGACTGTGTTCCCAGTAATATACACTAATCACAATACTTTGATACGAGTTTACCTCACAACTAATGAGCATATCATTTCTTGATTTTAATATATATTACCCAGTATCGACGCCATTCTATTACGAGGGGCAATTATTGAGGCGGTGACAGGAGTCGAACCTGCTATCTCTTGGTTATGAGCCAAGCGTGTAAACCATTTCACTCCACCGCTATAGAATTTTATTATACTTAACCATTTTTAGCTAACTCAGCTATAGTTCACAATAGGATCAGCGCATGTGTCATTGTATTTTACTACAAATGTCATTATAGCCTGCTACTAAGTTAAGTGCGATAGTCCCGCTATAGTCAGGGTTGTTCTATTCTAACACCAAGTATAATAAATTATTTGATTAGGCCTGACTATTAATACCAGACAGTACTCACAGTTAGGTTTTAGAGAGTAGCTAATCATTTAATAAGAGAGCAGCCTTCAACACCGTGACTGTTACTAGGTTAAGACAGAGGGAGAATCTAGAATTTCTTTATCCCTGCTTGCCCAAACATATGTTTAACGTTAGCTAACCCAATTATGGTTCAAATACATGATCAGTATATTTGTCATCATAATTTGCTTTAAATATTTGATAAGGCAGCCCAGTACTAAGTACAACGTGGTTCATTACTCCACTATAGACCACCATATCAGGCCACAGAGGTGTTATCCTCTTAAATATTGAGCCTTTTATCATTAGGATTAATATGTCTTGCTCAGGACACCAGGTCACGTCAAACCTTTTTGTTCCACCATTTAAATATATCATCAATTAAAAATAACACTTGAAATGTTATTACTCTAATTAAGAATATAAATGACCAAATACCAAGTAATATTATAGCTATTTCTGGCAGACTATACATCTATTTTATCCTTTGGATAGATTGTTTGATTTACTACAACGCTCAACTTATCCATTTCAGTACTTGCGCAGAACCTATCACTGTATATTATTTTAGTAACACGATCTTCAAGTTTACAGGTTCTCATCTTTTGTAAGACATAATCATATTTATTATAATATTCAGCTACTCCATCAATCATTTTACCACTTATTTCTTTATACATTTGAGCTTCAACAGCCCAACAGTCCATTAAAGGATAAGGAACAAGTATGATATCAATAAAATCCATTTCAGCTATTCTTAATAGTTCATCAGACATTTTATCTGGGATTATATAATTAATAAATACATCTAGCCACATCTTACAGTTTTTAACCTCTGGAAGATTTGTACATACATATTCTCTCCAGTTTTTTACTTGGTCATTAGGTACTGTAACAATACGATTCTTACCTGCATTATCTATGATAACTTTTACTTGATTTAAATGATTAGTGTCTAGCATAGTACTGCGAGATACATCATCACTACAAGCTGCTAATACCTCTCCTGTGTCGAAATTATACTCATGTGGAGAGCCATAGTTCACTACTGTTAATCCATTCTCTAAGATCAACATTGGGTACTTATTACCTAATATAGTTGCCATCATCATCCTTTCACGCTATTGCGCTTTATTGTTATATGTTATCCTATAAGTTACAATATATATCATATGGATACTTACTTAGGGCTGGGAGAGTTCGTGCGTTCTAGACCCCATTATGGAGCAAATAACACTATTATATATATTACTCACTTATATAATCTCTGTTATATGATATAATTATAATAATAGACCTCTAAAAAAAAGAGAGAGATCAATTAAGACCTCTCTCGATAACATTACTGTCTTACTTAACTATCCATTGACTACCATCCCATTCAGCCTTAGCTCCAACTGGTATAGCTGGTGTTGACTGTTGAGGTGCATTGCCTAAGATACTAGCAAGTATGTCTTGCATTCCTCCCTGTTGCTGTCCAGGTTGCATCGTTGACTGTGCATAGTATGATGGTACATTCTGGAATAGATTAGTGAAGGCTTTGTCTACCATCCAAGGTTGTGGGTTACGTGATGATAGCAGTTGCTTCTGTGCAGCATACATTGACTGCTCTATGTAGTTCATCAATAGGTTAAGCATGATAGCTTGAAGTTTCTTGTCCATTTTTTTATCCTTTACAGTTTTGTTTTATTAATATTAACTTGAATTATCTCAAATCAAAAATAACGTAATCGCGAAAGCGAAAACCCTTTCTAAGGGGGTGCGGTGTCTCTAAAAGACCACATACCAAAATGGCACAATTTTCAAAACCTCTTGCATTTTATAGGTTTGATATACATAACTTTTAAGTATTGAAAGGAGCTACAATGTCAAAGAGAGTATACCATTTAACAATAGAATATGACACTGAAACTGATGATGTTTCTTATATCGTTGAGACTGTAGAGGAGGCTCATGGAGATATGGTTAAATTAACGACTATAGGCAATATTGATTTAGATGATCATTTTGAAGAAGAAGATATAAAGGCTATTTTAGAAGCCTATGAAATTGGAGAGGCTTAGATATGATATTTATATATAATATCTTTCTAACCCTATAAGGGTTAGAATATAGATATATATATTATATCTATATATTATATATATATATTATATATAGCGCGCGTACGAGAAAATGATTATTTCTTATTTAGGTAAAGATGGTTTTTTATGTGAAATGTGTAGCCAAATAGGCAAGGATAGATATGTAGCAACTCCTGATATACCTAGCTTAGTTGAGTGGAAGAGCATTAATTTATGTAAGAAATGTGCTAAAAGAGAAGTAGGATCAAAGAATAAAAAAAAGTGGGATAGAATACATGACGTGGGAACAAATGTATAAGCAGTCTTTGGAGGTTATTCAAGAACTCTATAAGGAGATTGAAACCCTACGTTCAATTGTGAGAGTCCAGTTACCCATAATAGGAGAAGATAATGAGAACTTATAAAGTATCTAATGTATTTCATAAAGTGTTTGACGACAAGGAGGAGCTGCCATCAGGAATTGGTGTGGTTCCTGACTGGAGGCAAGCCGACATTGGCGATTGGGTGGAAGCGGATGATGGATGCGTTATTCAGATTCTTAGAAAGGGAGAAATGAAAGCTACATGGGGAAAGAATCGAATACGCCATTATGTTGGCACTTGTACAGGTACATTTTTATGTACTCCGAAAAACAAGATGGATACATCTAAAAGGGAAAACGTATGGAGCCTCTCTGGCAAGAACACAGAGAAACTTATATTCGACAGAAAAACTCTAACGAAAAAGGAGGTAATCTTTACTCAGTTCGTTGCCAAGGGGCTTTCCCTTCAGGAATCATATTTAAGAGCATTTGATACTAAAAATGCTAGGTATGCATTAGAGCAATCAGCTAAATTAATGAAAACGGAAAGGGTTAAGAAAGCAGTGAAAGAAGAGTTAAAGCCAGTATTAAAAGAATTAAACATTGACGACAAGACTGTTTTGAAGGGCATAAAAGAGGTTGCAGAGGGCGATGAGAAAGCTGAGACTAGGCTTAAAGCTTTATTTAAGCTAGCCGACATCTTAGATCTCGAAGATAAGACCCAAACCAAGGTTACCCAACTTAGTGGGGCAGTCTTTCAAGGCTTTGGAGACAATGTTTTAACTGAGGTTCAAAGACCTAAAGAAATAGGTAATGGTAATGATTAAAACTATTCTATTAATTACCTTATTAAATACAGGGGATTTTATACCTATGTCTTTTACTCCTGATAAAATAGAGACTAGGAAGAGAAAGGGTAAAAAAAATAGAGGCCGCAGACGCGGTGGTAGTGGGCTTAGATAATGGCGGACAAACTAGATAAAAGGGCTTTTGCAGAAATGGAATATGCTACAGCTGATAAAACTGCTGTAGATCTATTAGGGGATAAAGCAGAAGTAACTAGAGAAGATGTTCATAATATGCTAATGGTAGCTGGAATGACCCCTGCTCTTGGAAATATAGCTGACGCTGTAGATGCTGTATTATATGCAGTAGAAGGAGAATTTGGTAGCGCTGCCTTATCTGCCGCTGCCATGACTCCATTTATAGGACAAGCAGTTTCTGCAAAAAAAGCATTAAAAGTTGCTAAAGAATCGGGCGAACAAATGGTTACTGTATATAGGGGGGTAGATAAATGGCATCCTGGATCTATGGTTAAAAAAGGAAGGTTTGTAGGCGGAGGAGAATATATTGGCAAAGAAAATTGGTCATCTGGAGCCTTGCCTAAAGAAACATTATGGACTACTCAAGATAAGCATTCCGCTTTAGCTTACGGTCGAAGGGGGCGAAAGCCATTTGCCAAAGAACCAGTACTTTTAGAATTTGAGATTCCTAGAAGCTATTTAGATAAATTTGCTTCAACTCCTAGAACAAAACAACTTGGCACAGAGACAGTAGGCAATATACTTGAAACTCATGGACAATTCCCTTTTGTATTCAGAGAAGGACTGCCTAAAGAGTTTTTAAAAAAAGTTTATAAATAAATGATTTACTTGTTAAGTAATACATAATTAAGTTATTATTAACGTTATGGCCAATGTAAATTTTCATAATGTTAGCAAAGAAGAGGAAGCTCTAAAACTTGCATATACTGATTTAGTAGCATTTGGTAAATTATTTTTACCAGATGATTTTATGAGATCAGAAACTCCATGGTTTCATTATGAAGTTATGGATGCTATAAATGATCCAAATGTAAGGCAATTAGCAATAGTATTGCCAAGAGGTCATGGAAAAACAGTATTAACTAAATGCAGTATAATGCATGATTTTTGTTTTACTAAGGAACCATTATTTTACGGTTGGGTAGCAGCTAGTTCTAAAATTAGTGTACCCAACCTAGATTATATAAAATATCATTTAGAATATAATGATAAAGTTCGTTATTACTTTGGAGATTTAAAAGGAAGGAAATGGACCGAAGATGATATTGAACTTAAAAATGGATGTAAACTTATTTCTAAATCCAATTTATCAGGAATTAGAGGTGGCGCAAAACTTCACAAAAGATATGATTTAATTGTACTAGATGACTTTGAGGATGAAAATAATACTATCACTCCAGAATCTAGAAGCAAGATTGCAAATCTTGTTACTGCGGTTGTATTTCCAGCACTTGAACCTCAAACAGGAAGGTTAAGAATAAATGGAACTCCAGTTCATTATGATGCATTTATTACTAATATTTTAGATGGGCATATTAAAGCTGTAGCTCAAAAAAAAGATTATAGTTGGAAAGTCATTACATATAAAGCTCTTCAAGAAGATGGGACTCCTTTGTGGCCAGGATGGTTTGGGCATGAAGAAATGGAGAGAAAGAAAAAGTTTTATGCAGATTCTGGGCAGCCTCAAAAATTCTATCAAGAATATATGATGGAAGTGCAGAATGAAGAAGATGCAATATTTACAAGAGAACATATTAAACACTGGGATGGCCAATTTATTCATGATGAAGAATCTGGTATTAGCAGTATAGTAACGGAGGCTGGTGATGTTAAACCTATCAATGTTTTTGCAGGGGTTGATCCTGCTACGGACTCTGTTCGTAGGGATGCTGATTATAGTGTCATTATTTTTATTGGGTGTGATATGGATAATAATATATACGTTCTCGACTATGTTAGGAAGCGGTCTTTACCTGTGCTCGGTATTCCAGGATCTGATAAGAAAGGCATTGTTGATTATGTCTTCGATTATTCAAAAATATACAGGCCATTAATGTTTACAATAGAAGATACAACAATGTCTAAGCCAGTATTTCAAGCTATTAGATCTGAGATGATGAGAAGAAATGAGTTTACTATTAATTTTAAAGAAGAAAAGCCAGGAACAAGAATGTCTAAAAGAGATAGGATTCAAGAGATAATGGCTCAAAGATTTTCTGTAGGTCAAGTTCATATTAAAAAGAATCATTATGATCTACAAAGAGAAATAATTACATTTGGGCCAAGGATGGCTCATGATGATACAATAGATGCATTGGCATATGCTTGTAAATTTGCATATCCATGTAATCTTAAACAAGGTAAGGATGGTGAGTGGACTAAAAAGAAGCCCACCGCAAAGTCCTGGGTAACTGCATAATAAGGAGAAACAAAATGCCAAAAGGTAAAGGAACATACGGAAATAAAGTTGGAAGACCAAAAAAGAAGATGCAAAAGCCTAAAAAGAAAAAGTAGGAAGTCAAGATGAAGAATTGTGTTAATATTAAACCTATGTTTTGGACTATTTTTTTTAGGAGCTAACTGGTATGGAGAATATATTACTGATAAGTGTCCGCAGGGAAATTACGCCTGTCCAAAATTTTGTGACGTGGATCACAAACATCTACCTATAGAGGAGTGTAAAAATGGCAAAAACAAAAAGAGCAGACGAAGTAAGACAGTTATACAAGATGTCCAACAATTGGACGAGAAAGCAATGGGAATTTATAAATCAAAAAGCATATGATTTTGCTCATGATGAACAATTAACTCAAGAAGAAAAAGATAGTCTTGAAGAGCAAGGAATGCCTACTTTTACTATTAATAGAATATTGCCTGTTGTAGAAATGTTAAATTTTTATGCTACTGCAAACAATCCAAGATGGCAAGCTATAGGAATTGAGGGCTCGGATTCAGATGTTGCGTCTGTATTTGGGAATTTAGCTGATTATATTTGGCATAATTCTGATGGATCTACATTGTATTCAAATGCTATAAATGATTCTATTTGTAAATCTGTTGGGTATATGCTTCTTACTGTTGACCCTGATCAAGATAATGGGATGGGAGAAGTTGTAATTCAACAACCAGAACCTTTTGATATTTATATAGATCCTAAATCTAGAGATATGTTGTTAAGAGATGCTGCTTATATTTTAATAAGAAAAGTTCTTCCTAAAAATCATTTAATACAATTATTTCCAGATCATAAAAGAAAGATAAATGCGGCATCTTCTGATGAAGCTAGTCAGTATAGCTGGAGCATGAGGTCTACTGGAGATGTTGATCAAGAACTTTTTGCATATAATGATGATAGAGATGAGGCTCAAGCAATAAATCCTGATGGTTCCCAAGATTCAATGATAGAGTTTTTTGAAGTATATGAAAAAATAAAAGTACCTCATATGAATGTTTTTTATAGAACTCCTCCTTCTGAGGAACAATTAGCTCAAATGAAAAATCAAGTTTCTGTTAAAATGAAAGAATTACAAGCAGAAATGGAGGTTAAATTATTAGAACAACAAAAACAAATGGAAATGGCTGTACAGTCTGGAGAAATGCTCCCTGAAAGATATCAGCTTGAAATGCAAAAAGCTCAAGAATTAATGAAAGCTCAATTGCAAGGAGCCGAGCAAGAATATATGAGTCAACTCCAGAATGAAACTTCTAAAATAGAAAATCAAGTTGTTAGCGAAGCGGAGTTTAAGATCTTAATGAAAGATCAAAACTTTGCTTCAAATGTAGTTGGTCAAATGAGATTTCATGCTAATAGAATTAAGCAAACATGTATAGCTGGGGATAAATTATTGTACGAAGAAGTTTTACCAGAAAATGTTACTGACTATCCCTTAGTTCCTTTTCATTATAAATGGACAGGTACTCCATTTCCAATGAGTGCCGTATCTCCTCTTGTAGGAAAGCAAAGAGAGATTAATAAATCACACCAAATAATGGTACATAATGCATCACTTGGAAGTTCTTTGCGCTGGATGCACGAAGAAGGGTCTATTGACATGGATTATTGGGAAAAGTATTCTTCTTCTCCTGGCGCTCTATTGCCAATCCGACCTGGTGCTACTCCTCCCACAGCGGTGCCTCCAGCGCCCCTCTCTAATGCTTTCTTTACAATTGTAAATGAAGGTAAAGGAGATATGGAATATTTAGCTGGGATTTATTCTGCAATGCAAGGTGACACAAAACAGCAACATGAAACATTTAGAGGCATGCTTGCATTAGATGAATATGGTACTCGTAGAATAAAACAATGGATGCAACATTCCATTGAGCCAGCTTTGCGACAATTAGGAAAACTAGTCATGCAATTTTCTCAAGCAGTATATACTGCAAATAAAAGGTTTAGAATTATACAACCTAGCGCATTACAAGAGCAAAAAGAGCAAGAAATTAATATTCCTTTATATAACGATATGGGAGAAGCTATAGGAAAATCTATGGATTATTCTGCTGCTAAATTTGATGTAACCATTGTTGCTGGATCTACGCTTCCAGTTAATAGGTGGGCATATTTAGAAGAATTAAAACAATTAATGCAATTGGGCGTAGTTGACGATATAGCAGTTCTTGCTGAAACTGATTTAAGAAACAAAGAAGGAATAGCAAAAAGAAAATCTTATTATGCTCAAATGGAAGGAAAGCTTAGTCAGATGGAAGAAGCCCTTAAAGATAGCGAAGGAACTATTGAGACATTAGAAAGGCAATTAGTTCAGGCTGGTATTAAGAGTAAAGTTTTACAAGGAGAAATGGAGCTTGAAAAAAATAAGCAAGATATAAGAGGCTCTAGACAGGCAGCATTGCTTGAAACAGAAGCACAACAAAAGCTACTTCGTAATATTATGAAAAATGAAGTTGATGTTGTTTCTGAAAAAATGGACATGGCGGTTCAAAAAGCTGCTGAAAGTTCAAAAAAAGAATAAAAAAAGTTCTTGCTTTAAATAAACAACATCTATATAGATTTATAGATTGGAAATAAGGAGACAAAACCATGGAAAAAGAAACAACTCAAAGTAACCCAGAAAACGTGCAAGATGCAGTTTTTGGCTCTGGCGGTAATGATTTCTTTGATGCGCTAGAAAATGACGTCAATGGCGCAATACAAGATGACGTAGCAAACTCTGAGGTAACCCCTCCTGCTAATAGTGGCCCCGAACAGGCAACCCACGTCCAAAGCGAGGAAGGCTCCGAAACTGAGGTAAAAACAGATTGGGAACAAAGATATAAAGATTCAACAAGAGAAGCTCAGCGATTACATCAAGAGATGTCTGATTTGAAACCTTTTATTCCTGTTCTTGATGCAATGAAAAACGATAGTGGTCTTGTAGATCATGTTCGTAACTATTTGACAAATGGTGGAAAACCTTCTGCTACAATTCAAGATCAACTTGGATTAGGAGAAGATTTTGTTTTTGATGCTGGTGAAGCTATGTCTGATCAAGGATCAGATTCTGCAAAAGTGATGAATGCTCACGTTGACCGAATGGTACAAGGTAGAGTTAGTCAAATGATAGGTGCTGAAAAAGAAAGAGCTGCAAAAACTCAAGCTGAAATAAAGCGCAAAGAAGAAGAAGCAGCTTTCAGGGCTAATCATAAAATGACTGATGAAGAGTATAATCAATTTGTGGGTAGAGCTAAAGAGCATATACTTACATTAGAAGATATTCATTATCTTTTAAACAAGGATAAAACAGCAGCCAATACAGCAAATTCTACTAAAAAGGATATGCTAAATCAAATGCAAAAAGTTAGGAACATTCCTACAAGCGCTAGCGGAGCAAACTCGCAAGGCTCTAAAGAGCAAAGCGCTGAAGATAATATCTTTGATGCTTTGAAGGGCGTTGACGGTGATTTAGATAACTTGTTCGGATAGGCGCAATAAAAGTTTAATCACTTTTGCCTGTCTTTGAACGTAATTAGGAGATAGACAAATGAGTGACGTATTATACGGAGGCAATACTTACAGTAGTTATGGTAGTATTGGTTCTTTTAGTGATACAGATAGTCCTGGCTCAGCTGGTAGCAATCTAGATACTGGCGATCTGCGTAGAAAATTTAATTTTGGCGATCGTGTATCTGAACTATCATTGGCTCAGGATCCTTTCTTTCGTTTTGTTTCTATGGCTGCAAAAAAGCCAACTGACGATCCTCAGTTTAAATTTACTGAGAAGCGTGGTTCTTGGAACAAGCGATATGCGTATGTAATGGGTTTTGTATCTAACGGTTCAGATGAATTTGGAGATGCAGAGCTAGACCAATCTGACGCAAATGCTGCAGTTTCTGCAGTAGGTCAAAATGTAGAGTTGTATATGGCTGGAGATTATAAGTCTGCTGGAAATATACAAAATGTGTATGGTCAATCAGGTGGAGCTATGGCTGTAGGTGCTACTGGCACTGCGCCAGCGTTTTTCCTTCCAGGTCAAATAGTTAAAGTTCCAACTTCTAGTACTGCTGGAGGTGGAGCTGCAACTAATTATCATTTAGTTAAAGTGACTGCTGTAAGTGAATCGCAAACTAAAGATAGCAAGGAATGTGTAAAAGTTAGCGGTAAAATAGTAAAAGATGGTGGAGACAATGAACTTACATCATTTAATACTAACAACTTTTCACCTGGTAATGCTGCTGGAGACGAGACTGTTTATGATCTTTCTATTTCTGAAAATTTAGAATATAAAAGATCATATGTAGTAGGTACTGTGTTTGATAAAGGTACTGGTTATCCAGAAACTTGGAAAGATCAACCTTATACAACTGGTTATGGGCAATGTCAAATCTTTAAAACTTCTATGGTAATGGATAATACTGATCGCGCTACTGTATTGAAGTATGAAGGAAATGAATGGGCTCGTATCTGGAAAGAAAAGTTGATTGAACATAAATGGGATATTGAGCAGTCTTTATTATTTGGCTCTCAAAATTCAACATATAGAACAACTCAAGGTGCCGTTGATTGGATTTTAAATAATGGTAATATTTTTTCATTACCTGTTGATACAAAATCTCAAGATGGCTTCTTAGATGATCTTTCTAATTTATTAGATCCTAGGTATAATAATGCAGCTCCAACTATATTCTTCTGTTCTACATCAGTTTATAATTGGCTACATAAATTATCTGGATACTTTTCTAATAATGTTGGAATGGTTAATGCTGGCGGAACTTATGCAATGCAACAAGCTCCAGCTGCAGGTCAAGGTCGTGTAGACATGACTATGGGTGCAAAAAAGAAAGTTCTAGGAGTTGATGTAACAACAATCTCTACTGTGTATGGTGATATTAATGTAACTCGTAATGTACACTTAGATGGCACTAATGTTGCTATGTTAGGTATCAATATGAAACATTGCGCATATCGTCCATTGGTCGGAAACGGAATAAATAGAGATACTTCAATTTACGTTGGAGTTCAAACACTTGAAAACAGTGGTGTGGATCGTAGGGTTGATCAAATTCTTACCGAAGCTGGTATGGAATTTTCAATGCCTGAAGCTCATGCTATCTGGAAAACATCTTAATAAAGGAGGGAATGAAAAATGGCTAATCCTTTATATGGACAAAATAAAGCTGATAATGCTATTGATGCTTTAATTGATAAGAAGAATACATGGAAGTTTGATCATTATCCGCAAATTAGTAGTGGTAATGCTGTGCAAAAACTTTTAGATGGCACACAAGATGATGCTTATATTCATACTTATCAAAACGGCTTAACATTATATGGCTATTATGTTGGTGCTAATACAGTTGACGCTCCAGTCGCGTCTACTGAAGGAGTTGAATATTCCTTTACTGATACTGATGATATAGGAAATCAATGGATGTTAACTCTTCCTGGTTCTATAGGTAGAGAAGGCATTACTGCTTTTACTGTAGGTTTAGATGCATTTTATGCTAAATTACAGTTGAAAGTTGAAGATGTATCTGGTACTGACGATCTTCATTTTGGATTTAAACTTGCGTCAGATACAGTAGAGGCAACTGGCGTTGCTTATACTGACTTTGGAAGTATAAATCTGGATGGAGGCAATGTTAAGATGGAAAGTAATATTAATAATGGTGGTGCTACTTCAGGAGATAGTGGTACTGATATAGCAGATGGAGATACTATGTGGCTAGAAGTCCGTGTAGCTAAATCTGGTTTAATCAGTTTCTATCATAATGGCACTCAATTAACAACTAACGATCCATCGGCTACTTTTGACACTGGAGATATTGTTACTCCATGGTTTTTCTTTAGAAATGACACAGAAAAAACTGACGTTATTCTTAAAGAGCTAGAAACTGGTCTACTATAAAGTAGTTAATAATCAAGGTCAAAGCCCTCTTCAGTGGTTTCTTGACTCTCCTCTGGAGAGGGTGGCGACTTGTAAATAAGGAATTTCTATGGCTACATTTGAAGCTCAAGTGGAAGGTTTAACAAGTATAGATATAACAGGCTCAACGAGTGTAACTCAGGATGAGCTTTCTCAGTTTCTAAAAGATGGAGTTATAGATGTTACTAATAGATGTCTTGCTGTAAGGCCTCAAGATGCTGAAGAATTTGGAAGAGAAACTTCTATAAGTGATTCTCAAGGAGTAAGTGTAGGTGGTGCTCGTATCATATCTGTATTAAGAGAAGCAGGAGCGGATGGATCTTCTGATGGTAGTACCGCTTGGGAGCCATGTAGGAAGGTTCCTTTATCTATTCAGTCTAGGGTTGTTGATCCAGATAGTTTAGAATATGCTTCTGCGTACAATCCTGTTTATACTATAAGTGGTGATAAAACAATAAATGTATATCCTGTTCCTTCTTCAAATAATGGCTTTAAAGTATTTTACGTTAATGAAGAGCCTAGAGATATAAGTGGAAATGCTGCTTTAATATATTCACATTCAAATATTAAGTATTTTCCCAACGATAAAGTTTATTTAGTAGTTTTATATGCAGCTATAAAAGTTATTCAAGCTACTATGGGAAGCAAGTCTCTATCTACTCTTTCAATAACAGCTGTTCCCCCAGATACTCCTTCATCTCCTAATTTTTCAGGAGCTAGTGTATCTGATGTTGTGACAAGAGCTATTTTAGCTAGTGCTCCTACTTTTACAAAGCCTACGGTTGGCGGAACTGCTACTGAATTAACAAGTTTAACTGCGTTAGATTCTCAAAACACTATAGATGATTTTGATGGAAACGCAATAGAAGTTGATCAATGGTTTGCTACAGCAGCTCATTTAATTGAAGATGAAGAAGATCCAGAATTGGCTCAATTACAGTTGCAAAAAATTAGTACTTATATCAATGCATATCAAGCTGAAGTGCAAACTCAATTAAATGAATTTAATGAAGCAAATATTGCCTATCAACAAGATGTTCAAGAGGCTTTATCTGAATTACAAGTTGCAGCAGCTAAGGCTCAAAAAAATGCTGATTTAGCTCAACAAAAAGAAATTGCAGAATATACAAATAGATTGCAAAGGTATCAGGCTGAGATAAGTGGATATCAAGCTGATGTAGCTAATCAAGTTCAGGAATATACTGCAAGTATTCAAGAAGCTACCACAGAATATCAATGGCTTCAATCTCAATATACTTTGCTTAAAAAAGACTATGATGATGCATTTGCAATAATGGCTCCAAGACAGCCTCAAGGAGCTAGATAATGGCTACTACTTATAGGCTTAGATATAAAAATTCTGCTACACCTCAAGAGCAACATAGTGCTGGAGATAGGTATTACTTAGATAGTGATGCTGGTAAAAAGTTTTCAGGAACTGGAGATATAGGAGGAGGTACATTAGGAGGTTCAAGATCTTTGGTAGAAAATCTTGCAGTAACTGATAGCGCATCTAGTACTTTGACAAGTTCTACTGACTTTTTTTATATTAAAAATACAGGTGATAACGATGTGTTATTATCTGTTGATGGAACGACTTATATTATTGTATTATCAAGTAGTGAAGCATTTGCTTCTCAAGTATCTAATTCTGCAGCAATTAAGGTTAAATGTGCGTCTGGAGAAACTTCAACAGTAGAATATTACAAGGTTAACTAATGGCAAATGCAAGAAGAGTAATATTTAGTACTTATGTAATACCAACTCAGATTAAGGAGATGGAAGAAGCAAATGTAACACATGAAGAATTTCAAAGTGAAGTAGGTAAAACATTAGGTGGCAAAGGAACTGCTATTATAAATGCATCTCAATGGGGTGATAAATGGACTTCAACTACTCATGGAGAAATGAATAAATGGGAAGAGTTTACAGATGTTAACTGGGAAGATGTATTATTATATCCAACTAAAAGTGGAAGAGTTGCATTAACTGATAGTGCTACGCAATTATCAACCGATAGTAATGATTGTGCTTTTTTATATATAAAGAATCTGGGATTAACAAATGAAGTATTATTATCATTACAAGGCGATGATAACAGTAAATATTTAATTATTATTCCTCCTGAAGGAAGTATAAATATTAGAGGCGCTAGGGCGAGTATAGATGATACTCTTGATTGTAATGATGTTTATGTAAAGTGTAGTTCAAGTGAAACTACAGAAATAGAATATTTAATAGCAAAAGAATAACGCATTAGTAAGGATATCTGAAATGGCAACTTTAACAGGAAATACAATAGCAAGTACATATACAGGAATATTATCTGTCTCAGGAGCAGTTGGAACAGATACTGTAGAAGCAGTAACTGATGGCGCAGGTACATCTACCTCTCTATCTTTATCGCAACAAAGGGCAACAATAACGCTAGGCAGTGGTGCTGGTGATGATTTTATAGTAGATGGAACTACACTTGTAGTAGAAGGAGATAATAATAAA